CGCCACCTTTTCAGTAGTGGTCGATTCTGGCTACGGCGACAAAAAGATCGGCACTTGGATTAAGGTCGCGCTTTTTGAAAAACGCGCTACCGTTGCAGAATACATCAGCAAGGGCGATAAGGTCGGTATCAACGGCGAGATCGTAAACCGTGAATGGACTGGCAAAGACGGCACGAAGCAACATACGCTCGAACTGGCTAATGCCAATGTCACGCTGTTGGCATCCAAGAAAGATGCGCCACAGGCAAGCCCGAAGGTACAGCAAGCAGTTGCTGATAACTTCGATCCGTTTAACGACAAAGTTCCATTTTAAGGATTTCCCATGTCTGATAAAAAGCACTTCTACCTAACCATGACTTGCGAGGAAATCGATCAGTTGCGCTCTCTTGGCGGTGGATCGCTTACCGCAGGACTGCGCCACCTTCTGACCGTAGATGTCAGCGAGTTTACTCTGGACAAGCTGTATACGCACCGTACTTCTGTTCGCCTATTGCCAGAAGATCTACAGACCTTCAAGGATGTCGGCGGTGGCAACATTACCAAAGGCATTCGCAGAGCATTGTCTGTAACCCTATCCAAAGCCGATCAAATCAATTAAGGAATTGTCATGCTAGATCCAAACAGGAAAAACTATATTACCGCAAGCAATGTCGGCGCGATTCTTGGTCTTGGCAAATACAAAAAGCCCAACGCCGTTCTTAACGACATGGTCAAAGCGTTTCGCGGTCAACTGGAATACAAGGATAACCCTGCATTTCAACATGGTCGCGATAACGAATATAAGGGCGTACAGTACGCCAATGACTTTATGAAGTTCATTGCCACTGGCGCGAGTCAGGCGTTCGTTACTAAAGGCTTTCTAGGCGCAACGCCAGACGGCATCAGCGAAGACGGATCGGTCGTGCTTGAGATTAAAGCACCATTTAAGCAGGACTACTCTGCGCATAACTACGAACTTTATATGCCAGAATATTACGCACAGATGCAAGTGCAGATGTATTGCACTGGCGCACAACGCGCATTGTTTGTAGTGGTCGGTCACGATGAAGCAATAAGCCATATCTTTGTGCCGTTTAACGATGCGTGGATGAAAAAGCACTTGCCTACGCTAAAGGAATTTTACGACTCTTTCAGGAAGATCGTGGATACAGATTCTGACTTGGATAATCCCAATGCCAAAAAACTGTATGAACTTAACAAACAGATTAAGGAACTACAGGCAGAATATGAAACGATTCGTGATGCTCTTGTTTCTGAAAACCCTAATGGTGGTACTTTTGGCAATGTATCTATTTCTGTCATCGAGAAAAAAGGCACAGTAGATTACAAAAAGATCGTAAACGAGTTTGCGCCACAAGTCGATGCCGAAGCCTATCGCGGTAAATCTTCCAAATATGTAAAGGTGACATTCAATGGCGAATGACACTGACGCAGAAAGCAAAGCCAAGAAAATGAATGCCAAGCTAAAGAGCGAGTATGCGCATTTATATTTACTGGCAAAATCGGCGGTCGATAGTTGGGAAAATCCTTTGACTGCCAAACTGGATCTTGAAAAGCATATGGTAGAACTCCGCGACTACATAAGGAATTAGCATGGATTTTGAAAATGATGAAGTAGATATCAACGATCTTGGCAATGTGCCGACAAAGACGCTGATTAACTTGATTACGGAAATGTGCCTAGAGGTCGAGCGCAGATTTTCCGAAGACAACACGGTTAACTGACATGGATCTAGATAACGACAAGCAAGATGCACTACGGTGGCGGTATCTGTGCGATGCAGAACAACTGCCGATTGAGTTAGCCATGTTGTTATCTATGGGCGCAGACCGCGAAACCCTTAACAGTGCCATCGACAAGGCAATGCTTGGCAACAAAATAGAGACATTGAACTAATGATCATCTGCCGAAAAACAGACACTCCCGAAGACATCGACCGTCTGGTCTCTGTATTGAAGGCAGAGATCAAGGACAGGCTTGCGTCTGGTCAGGACATCCACTGCAAGGTGGCGAACTACATACCTAAGCGCAGTCTGGAACAGAATGACAAGATGTGGACTCTGATACACCACTTCAGCAACACGCTACAGGTGGTCGTAAACGGCGAGAGCAGGCTTATTAGCCCTGAAGACATGAAGGACTACATGACGGCTCAGTTCCTGCTCGACAGGGCGTTAGAGACCAATACAGCACCGAAGTTTGCCCAGACCAAGTCTGGTCACTTTATCCTATTAGGCAGTCGTACAAGCCGATTCACGATGAAGCTGATGGCAGAGTTTATTGAGTTTTTAGAATACATGAAGGCAGAACATGACGCTGAAAGAGATCCAGAATGACATTGATGTTGCCACCAAAAAGCTAATTGGCAAGTATTGCTTTGCCTGTAATCGTTCTCGACCGATCGACCAGTTCGATCTGGTAGCCAAGAAGTCGGTCACAAAGTGCCGTGACTGCCAAGCAAAATATGGAAAGAAGAAATGATAATTCCAGACAAGTTTAAAATTGCAGGGCATACGGTGACCGTAAAAAAGAATGCCAGACTTCCGTCTGACACACACGGTCTCTGGACTAACAGCAAGAAGACGATCAAGTTAGCCAAGTTCCCGAAGGACACTGCCCAGAGTTACATCTACCAAGTTTACTTTCACGAACTGGTACACTGCCTGTGTGACACCATTGGGCGTACAGAGTTGGGCGAAGACGAAGGCTTTGTCGATGCCATGAGCGAAGCACTGATGCAGGCTCTGCTTACATCTGATCCGAAGATGCTGAAGGATGCCGATGGGCAAGAAAGTTGACATGGTTCTAGCATATGCGCCACCGACCGTTAACCATTACTGGCTACAGCGCGGTCTACGGCGTTTCTTAACTAAAAGGGCGAATGCCTTCAGGCGCGACATTAAAGACCACTGTAAGGGTCACAGGCTTGAAGGACTGCTGTCTGTACGCATTGACTACCACCCACCAGATCGGCGCAAGCGTGACATCGATAACATCATCAAGCCGATACTGGATGCGCTACAGCACGCAGGGCTGTTTGAAGATGATTTTCAGGTCAAAAAAATAACCGCCACCAGACATGATGTCATTAGTGGCGGTTCGTGTGTAATTACGGTGGCTGAGTTAATCGACTGACTCAGTGTTCCGATCCAGAGCATCGACCAGATCCTGCTCTGCGTACTCCAGATCGCGTTCAGCACAGCGCATATCCGACAGAAGGCCGTTGAACTCATACTCCGTTATCTGGTCATAGTTGGACTGGAACACGCGCTCACAGACTTCTTCGTACTTGTCTTGATTCATTGCATACAGGATGTCGCTGACGCTGTAGCCGTATACGACCGTAGGATTCTCGCGGTCGATCAGTTTACGAACTTCAGATTCATAATCCGACCAAACTGGTTTCCAAAGGCTAACGGCTTCTTGGGCGCACTCTAACATCTCACGCCGAAAAGCTATGGTTTTTTGCAGTTCTGCGATATTCGACATACTAGACTCCAAAGTTAAGACCGCCGAAGCGGTCTGTGGCGGATTAAACGGCGCGATAACAAAAAGATGTATAGGTGCTACCAAAATAAGTATTGATAGTGTGATCAAAGCCAATAAGAAATTCAGATTTGCACAGCGCATCTACAACTTCGCGTTTTACCCAACAAATCATTTCATTATCACGATACAAAGCAAGGCCTTTGCTACCAGTCGGATGCAGGATGTCGCCTGCTTGCATGGTGTTTTTAAGTGCTTTTTGACTTGTGATATACATGGCGGTGTTCCTGTGTTGTTGGTGGTATACATATGGTCTCGCACTCCATACCAGAATGCAAGCACTTTTTTGTATGGATTATTAGACCATACAAATCAATGACTTGCGTAGGGGGTCTTATGGGTTTATTATCCGAAATATGCCTGAAAATGGGTAAATTGCGCAGAATTTGAGGTCGTATGTCAAAAACCATTAGTGGACTACCTATTGCCGAAACCCTGACTGGTGACGAACTTCTACCAGTTGTGCAGGATGGAAACACCGTACAGGCTACTGTTCAGCAGATGGCTGATCTGGTGGGCAATACAACGACATGGGGCGACATTCAAGGCACGCTATCAAATCAGACCGATCTGCAAACGGCTTTGGATGCAAAAGTTCCTTACAGTGGCGCAACAGGGAATGTCAACTTAGGCGAGTATGGACTTACATCAGGTTACTTTCAGGCTGATTTAACACCGACCAATGCGCTTCAGGTCGGTCGGATGCAATGGAATGACCAAGATGGCACGATGGATTTGCGCCTTAAGGGTAACAATGTCACCCTTCAGATAGGTCAAGAACAAGTTATTCGCGTAGTCAACAAGACTGGCGCAACGCTTACTGAAACAGATTACCAATGCGTTAAGATTTCTGGCGCACAGGGACAGCGACCAAAGGTAGATTTGGCGCAGGCTAATAATGACGCAAACTCTGCTGACACCATTGGCTTGGTCACGGAAACAATTTCCAACAACCAAGAGGGGTTTGTCACGACTTCTGGCTTGGTTCGCAACATCAACACGACTGGCTCGATGCAGGGCGAAACATGGGCTGACGGCGATGTGCTGTATCTGTCGGGAACTACGGCAGGCAGGCTAACCAACATCAAGCCACAAGCACCTATTCATACCGTCATTGTCGGCTTTGTTGTCTATGCTCACAACAATCAGGGCAAGATTTTTGTCAAAGTCGATAACGGCTATGAACTTAACGAACTGCACAATGTAAGAATCAACGGCGTGACGGATGGTCAGGTTCTAGCTTACGACTCTACCCTTAGCGTATGGGAAAACATTAGCCAGTCTGCCATAACATCTGGCAACTCAGATAAGGTAGACGGATACCACATTCAGGTAGACGGCACTGGTACCGATCCCAACACTATCTACTTTAAAACTACTGGTGGCGTTGATCCAAGCGAAGCCATCTGGGGCGACATCTCTGGTTCTATTGTAGACCAGACCGACTTATACAATGCCCTAGTAAACGGCACATACGCTACTGGAAACTGGAACATTAACGCATCAAGTGTTGATGGGTACAGCGTACAAGTAGACGGAACTGGAACAGATCCGAACACCATCTACTTCAAAACCACAGGCGGTACTATCTCTGTGGACTGGGATGATGTTGCTAATACCCCAACCACAGTAGCAGGGTATGGCATAACCGATGTCTTTACGGAAACAGAAAGCGATGCGCGATTCTTAGGAATTAGTGCTACGGCTGTCAACTCAGATAAAGTCGATGGCTACCATGTACAAGTTGACGGAACTGGAACTGATCCTAACACGATTTACTTTAAGACCACGGGTGGAACTACTTCGGTAGCGTGGGGCAACATTAGCGGAACTCTGTCTGCGCAGACCGACTTGCAGACAGCACTTGATGGCAAGTATTCCACATCTAACCCGTCTGGATATATTACTGCTTCGGCTCTTACTCCATACGCACCAATTAACAATCCGACATTTACGGGTACGGTTAGTGGCATTACTAAGGCTATGGTCGGTCTTGGCAATGTGGACAATACGGCAGATGCGGTTAAATCTGTAAGCTATGCAACTTCGTCTGGAAACGCAGATACTGTTGATGGATACAATGTCCAAGTAGATGGAACTGGAACAAATCCCAACACCATCTATTTTAAAACGACTGGTGGAAGCATTAGCGTAGAATGGGATGATGTATCTAACACCCCGACCACCATTGCAGGCTATGGGATAACAGATGCCGTTACAACTTCTGGCGACCAAACTGTTGGTGGCACTAAAACATTTTCAAGCACAATTACTGGTTCAATTACTGGAAACGCAGGCACTGTAACTAACGGCGTCTACACTAGTGGCGACCAAACCATCGGCGGTACAAAAACCTTTTCAAGCACGATTAGTGGCTCGATTGATGGCAACTCCAATACCGTTGACGGCTACCATGTGCAGGTAGATGGAACTGGTACTGATCCTAACACTATCTATTTCAAGACAACTGGCGGTGGTATTGGTGTTGACTGGGATGACATCTCAAATACGCCGACAACTGTTTCTGGTTATGGTATTACTGATGCCGTCACGACTTCTGGCAATCAGACCATTGGCGGTACTAAGACCTTCTCTAGCACCATTACTGGGTCGATTACGGGCAACGCAGGCACAGTTACGGATGGAGTATATTTATCTGGAACACAAACCATCACAGGCAATAAAACCTTTACTGGCTTTGTCAGTATGGGTCAAAGTAATGGTGGTGAGGGCGGTGAGCTTTATTGGAAT